GATGGTCCACTGTACCGTCTGCGGGCCGGTTCCCCCGCCAGACCACTGATAGTTCTCGGTCGGCGTGAATGTAGCGTCATAGTTGCCTGCGTTCACGCCGCTGCTGTCCCCGCCCAACGTCAGCTTAGCCGGGTCATAGTTGGACCACTGCGGCGTCAACACAGAGCCGGTATAGGTAAGCGTTCCGCTCTGGGTGGGGGCTGCGGATACCGTAGCCCGGCCGATACTCCAGGCGGCGTTCTTTGCCGCCGTGCTACTATCCGGCCACTGGTAATTTGCCGTCGGAGTAAATGTAGCGGTATAGCTTCCGGCGTTGATTCCGCTCGTCGTACCACCGAGCGTCAATTTGGAGCTGTCATAATCCGCCCATGTAGGACTCTTGGAATTGCCGTCGTAAGTCAAGCTCCCGCTTTGCGTGGGAATGGTTGCCACTGTGGCTCGTCCAATAGTCCACTGTACGGTTTTAGCCTCGCTGCCGCCGCCGGTCCAGGTATATCCCTTTTTGGGGGTAAACTGCACTTCATAAGTCCCGGCATCGGTGGCCTTAGTAGTACCGCCTATATCCATCATCTCCGGGTTGTACCCATTCCAACTTGGGGTCTGCTCGGAGCCGGTATAGGTCAAGCTGCCGTTCTGCGTAGGGACTACGCTGATGGTGTGAGTAATGGCATCAATTCGTTCAGCCAGATCGGGGTGGGCCTCCGGGTCCTTATTGTGGGCGGTAACGGCCGCCGTCAGATCCTCCTGGCTTACTGTGTCCAGGGCCGGGTTAATGACGAACTGTAGTACCGAGGCGTCGGCCACAACGATGTGCATGAGCATGGTGAGCTTTCCGGACACGCCGCCGGAGATTGCCACCTTCTCAGTGTCTGGGGTATTGCACACGGCGACCATTACGCCGTCGTCCGAGTAAATAGCCGCTTCGCGGACCACAAAGCCGCCCACATCTTCTCCGATGACGATTTTCACGTCGATCATATTTGCCGTGGTGGTGCTGATAGTCGCGCTGACGATCTCGCCCCGCCATTTCTCGTTCTTCAATTCAGTCTGGGCAGGGGTCGGGGAATACGGCTCCCCGTTGCCATCGCCCACGGCGGCCTCGGTGATGGGGAGCTTGGTGCCGTTCAAGATACACTCGGCAATCAGAGCGGCTCCCGCATTGGTGATGACCGTCCCATAGGTCGTTGCCATAGGGTCATTCCTCCTTCGGATAAATTTCAACACGGGCGTGGTATTCCAGAGGCCCAGCCATAACGATAGCCCCTTGACTTTCCAGCTCGCTGATGATTTGGGGCCAGATTTCCATATAACTGGACTGTTCGGTGTAGGCTCCGTGAGTTATGGTGCCGTAGGTCTGCAAGAAAGCGGTCATAAGGACCAGCATATTGCACGGGCGGACTGCCAGCAGCATATCTAGGATTTCGCCTGCTAGGCTGCTGGCGTTAGGTAGGGCGTTGTAGTCAAGCTGGATATTCACCACATAACCAGACACCGTCAACTCATAGCCAGTAGCCCCGCACAGGCCCGCCAGCCAGTTCCGCAGCCACGGCACAGTATAGGGTAACTCCAGATTCCACATAGCCTTAATTCGGGCCTTGCGGACCTCCATGCTATCCGTGTCCTTTGGGTAGATGCGAAGCTCACGCTCCCACACGGATACCCCGTTTTCATCAGCAGTGTCTAGGAATTGGTTTGCTAGGACCAGGGTCAGCGCATCCCAGGCCACCGCTATCTCCGGCTCGTTAGCCTTGTTGATGGTCTGTATTTCAAGCACCTCCCGCAGCACAGGGGGTAGGTAATTCAAAAGCCGTCTATCCATCGGTTACCTCTCCTCTGGCGGGAATGCTGTCCGGGCTGAGCGCGTGGTTGCTTTCCTTCCCGTTGATTTTCGTCCCCCCGATGTCCGTGACCATATCGGAGCATTCAGAGAGGATGCGGCTTTCAATTTGCGAAATACGGACGGTTAAAAAATCAGAGCCAGCCCAGCTCCGGGCCAGCTCTTGGAAGTAACTGTCGATGACCTTTTCAATATAGCTTTTCGCAGATTCCCAGTCCCAGCCTTGTGCGTAAGTGAGGTGCAGCTCAATGTCGACACTCTCGGCGGCCACCCCTACCACCGAAACCACATGGCCAATAGGGGCCACCCCCAGGCCCTCTCCTGCATTTTGGATCGGGTCAATGGCGGTTTGAATCTCTTCCAGCAGTGTTGGTGACGGGGCCTTGTAGTCGGAGGCCATAACGACCAACTTCACGACCCCGCCCACAGTCAGCAACTTGTTTTTTGCCGCTGTATAAACTGCGGTAAGCCATGTAGCCACATCATCTTCCAAGGTGTCGACCGTTTCGTTGTACCAGCTTTCCACGCCCTTGTCTGGAATTAGGCTAGAAGGAGCGAGGCCCTCATTCCATACGGCGTGAACCTTGACATCGCCCACGCCAGGCATAGCCAGCACTTGTTCCCGGTAATCCGCTTGGTTCCCCCCAAATGCCTGGGACTGAAAACTGTCGAGCACCCGCTGCCGGAAAGTCTCCGTTTCCTCCTCGTCGTCTCCAGGGATCAGCAGCTCCACCAATTCCGCATGGGTAAGGCCCTGCACATACTCCACCGGAACCAGCGCCCCGCTGTAGCTGTTGGCGACTGTTCCTGGTGTCTCACAGGTGACTTGGTGGCTAAGTCCAGTTTCTGTATCGTAGCTGGTGTCCATACGGGCGGTTACAGCAAAGTTCAAGTCTTCACAGGAAAAACGAGTGCCCACTGGCACTTCGATATTAAACTCCGCCCGGAACACAGCCTGGCTGGCCGGATAGGGTGCCATACTGCGATCCGCAGCTCTCCGAATCAAGTACTCTCGTGGAGCCGTGGCAATATAGGTCGCCTGGAACACAAAATCGGCGGCGATGTAAAGCTGGGCAAGCTCCGCCATGGACGGCGCGACCCCGTTCATCACCATGGACCCCTCCCGCTTATCCCCCACAGAAGTCACCCTGGAGAGGGCTCGTGCAAGTAGGGTTTCATAGGTCATATCTTCAAACATCAGATTGCCACCTCCTTTTCTGCCTCTACGTCACCAAAGATAGTCCGTACAGTAAACTGAGCGCGGAGCTGATTCCTGCCTGTTTCAAAGGTCCAGTTCTCCACGCCAGTAATACGGTCATCCTGGGTCAACGCTTCGGTGATACGGCGCTTGATTTCGCTCATAGCGTAGTCCTGAGGCTTGCCGATTAAGTCAATCAGTTCCGCCCCATAGCGTCGGGAATAAATTGGGTAGGCGTACCGTTCCACGTTAAGAATGAGGTACACCGCCTGGCGGACGGCGTCCTGGCCGTCTGTCATTCCCCGTACCCGCCCCCGGTCAATGTCCAGCTTGTGGGTGTCGCTGGGCTGTGTCTCCATAGTAAAAGCAATCAGGTTCAGGTCATCCCCGGTAGTCGGTAGCGTAGCCATTACGGTGCCTCCCATCTGTCCAGAACGATATATTGCTGGCCGCCGTCGCACCGCAGCAGGGTAACCTTTTCATCCTTTTTGAGCCCAAGATGTACCCGGAAGGACTTCCGCCCCTTGTAGGGGTGGGAGTGTTCCACCGCTGTTGCGGAGCCGCCGCCGGTATAGGTGTCCACGACTGGATGACCGTGGCTGATGCTTTCCGTTACATGGTCTACCGTCATTTCCACTGTGAAGTCCCGGACGGCGTTGGTAAGAATCAGCTGAGTTTCAGACAGCACCAGCTTTTGGTCTGTTGTAATTTCCAGCGGGGACACAGCGGTCACGGTCCCGTAACATACCCCCATAGGCCCGTCGGCCTTCACGGCCTCTATGGCTGCCTGTTTCACGCTTCGGACCAGCTGATTGATATCAAGCGACAAACGTACCACCTCGCATATTCAAGTCCATTACGTGCTGTTCGTTGCTGAAGGTATGCTTGACCTGCTCCACCATGAGATAACTCGACAGGTTCATATCCCCTAGCCCCAGCATAACTACCAGCATCGTCCCGGCCCGCACCCGGACATCCCCCAGCACGTCTTTGAGCTTAAGTGTCCGGGTCTTGGTGTTGTAGAGACTAAGAAGGGCGTCAGCCATCGCCTTGGCGTTGGCTGTACTGTCGATTTTTTCATAGTACTGTAGGACACCCCACTGATTGATGCTGGAGCCGTCCTGGGCAATGAAGATCTCCCGCTTGCCGGTATCCTTATTCTCATAGGATAGCTTCACCTTATCGTAGGTCTGGGAGGCAATAGAGGTCTTATAATCGAAGTCCCCGGCTGTTTCATTGTCAACAAGCAACCCCAGCTTCATATCGCCGATATTTTTCAGCGTTAACTTGCCCACATCGTCATAGAGCACGTACATCTGTGACGTGGCTTTTAAGGTCTCGTCCAAAGCTGTCTGAATGATGTCAAAGAGAGTCTTGTTGTCCTCCACCCGGCTGGCGATTGTGTAGCCCGTATCCGCCAGGGCCCCCACATTGAGCTGGAAGTCCTCGGCAATCATACGGATGACCGCCGCCGCTGTCTTATTGGAATACACATAGGTGTCCTTGTTTTTGAGGTAGTAGAGCTGATCATAGACCGTGATGGTGATGACCTGATCCATACTCCCCTTCCTCGCCTTTTCAAAGACAAACCCATAGAAAATGGGGGTGCCGTCCACGGAAAAGCGGCAGGGGTCCCCTTCTTGGAAGCTCAGGCCAGGGGTTTTGACAATGTCAGCCGTGAGTTTGCCCGGCTGTCCTTGGCGTTCCCATTCAATGCTCACGCTTTCTACCACCGGGGGCAGCATAACGGCCCCCTGGTGCTGTATTAGTAGTTCATAGGTCATGGCAACGTAAGCACCTGCCCTGGGTAAATCAAATTCGGGTTGCTAATCTTATCCGTGTTCGCGTTGTATATCTTGCTGTACTCGGCGCCCTTACCGTAATACTTGGCCGCGATGGCCCACAGAGAGTCCCCGGCCTTGACCGTGTAGGTCTTGGCTGTCGGGGCGGTACTTTCCTCCCGCTCCTTCTCGACGGCCACGGTAGCCGGTTCCCCGGCCGTCTGTGGTTGCTCTACGGTTGCGGTTTTTGTCCCGTAGTCCCGCCACTGCTTAAGGTTGACGTCTACTGTCACGTCCAGTCCACTCTTAGCGTCCTCCGTGATGTTGTAGTCCTCCACGCTTACCTTGATGTTGGTATCGTAGAGCGCCCCACCGGAAGGGGCTCTCCGCACTAGAATGAACTGAGTGGTCTGCTTGCTGGTCTTAAGTAGCTCCAACACACTCAAATAGTAATCTGGGGAGTTGGAGCCGGTGAGCATGGGTAGATCAAATGGCACTGTTATCTCGGTAAGCCCTGGAAAGCGTAGGAAGTTGACCTCCCCCTCGTTCAGTAGCACAAGGGTTTTATTCTTTCCCTTAATTTTGACCTGCAGTTTACTAGGCGTAGGCCACTGCACTCCACCCAAATAACAGGAATAGCTCATACGTGCACCCCTTCCGCCGCTGTTAGCAGGGCTTCTGTAAAACCATCGGTTAGTGCGGAGATTACGCCGTCTAGGTCAGCCCCACCCTCAATCCGGTTCTGCATTCCAGTCATATCAATTTTAACTTCGGCGGTCGTAAAGCGGTTAATGGCATCCCGTTCCGCAATATCCCGGAGATACTCGAGTTCCTCCGTAGTCGCCGTTAGAGCATCAGCGGTGGCTCCAGTATTGGCCGCCGTCAGGGCCGCATTATTGGAGATGTCGTCCAGCGCAAAGGGGGAGTCGGCCCCATAGTTTTCGGCGGCCCCAAGGTCAAAGTTAAACAGGCCGCCCACCGCGTCTTCGATGCCGCGTCCCAGGCTGTTTCCGGCAGCCCAGGCGTCCCCGTACTCAATCCGCTGAATCTGATAGTCGGAGGCGTTCAGCTTCTCCATGACCTCAACTTGATCGCCAACAATTTCTTCCACCTTTGTGGCCACCGTGTTACGGAAGCCAGCCACCGCACTAGACATATCGGTGCCCAGCACAGTATCAATCAGCGATGCGGCACTTTGGACGATTCCTAAAATGAAGTCAAACATTCCGGCGAATAGGTTGATGATGGCTCCCACGGGGTCATTGAACACATTAGCAAAGAAGTTCGCAAAGGTGGCAATCAGGTTATAGAGCTCCACCCCAATTCCGATGACGAAGTTCACCACGCCCAGAATCAGATTGATAATAAACGCCCCCGCCACAGCGAAAGCGCCCATGACGATTCCTGTTGCGGACAGGGACGTCCCAG